ATTCCTTGTGTAATCATTTTCATGGCACCCATTGTGCCGTCCGGGTCTACATTTTTAGCTACCTTTTCTGCTACAGCTAACATTTGACTTGCATTATCAGAATGTGCGCCGGCATATTCAGTAAATGCATTTGCTTGTTCTTCAGATAATCCCATACCAGCTTGCATTGCATGTTGAACCATTTGTAATCCTTCATACATTGCATTATTTGCGCCTACTTGTTGTCGCATAGTAGGCAATAATTTTTTTAAAGATCCGGCATACTTTATTGCCTGTTCTCCGGAAATGCCTACATTTTTTGCAGTTACTTGTAAATTGCTAGACAATTTAAATGCAGCATTACTAGTAATACCAAATGATTTATTTAATTCTGAATTGCGTTGTTCTAAAAATGTAGCTTTTTTTGCAACTTCTTGAAATGATTTTCCTATACCTCTATTAACTGCAACTAATTTATCTAAACCAGTATTTATATCTGATATAGGAACATGCATGTTTATTAATGCATTACTTACTTCAAGCGATTTTGCTGCAATGTTGGCTAAAGATCCACCAACTGATTGTAAATTAGTTAAATCATCACCAGTGAGCGATTTAACAAAATCAGTAAAATCATCCATTAAACCCATTACATCCTTTTTTTAAATAAATATTTATTTAGTAGATTTTATGCTGCCAGGAAAAAATGGCGGATTATCTGGTTCTTTTGATTTTGATTTAACAGACTGTCGTTGTTTTTCTTTTGCAGCTTCTCGTGCTTCTGCTTGTTCTGCAAAAATTTTATTAACTTGACTTACGTAAAATCTACGTAAAGATATTGGCATATTATATATAGTATCCCAATCCCAACGACCTTCGCCATACCAAATCAATTTAAATAGTCGTTCGTGCAATGTAATTCGGTCTTCTGGATTAAAACCAAAAAAGGTCTGGTCCAATTGGAAACCCGGCGATGAAGGTGCCTCCATTTTCACCTTCAAATTCATAATCAAGATTTAAACCGGGCATTGTTTCTGCATAATATGTTCTAAATTGTTTTGCATCTCGTGCAAAAAATTCATATCGCAAAAAGTTTTCAATGTCTAATGGATTTCTAGATTCATTAACTTGGCAGATAATTTTTTGTAATAATTGACTGATTGAATCATTATCAGTTAAATTTACAGAATATGTATATTTGATTGATGTAGTATCATTTACTTGATATGTAAATTCTCCGTTTTCATCGGATTGCAAATCAAAAGGTTTGTAACCAATTTTAGTTAAATCAACTGTCCGTTGAATTGTTTTACCCGTTGCAGGATCTATTACATTAACAGGATAATCTGCACCATATGATAATATTCTTGCATAAATAATCAACCCGTTTTTATCAACCGATGCAATTTCTTTGATATCAATATCCGAAACAATGATTGATTCTAATAATTTATCAAATAAAACTCCTTCTTTAATATATGATGTATTAGTTAAAATATCTTCATCATACGCAGTCATATATCGCATTTCAATTTTTCCAGAACGCAAAGGACTTGATTCGGGGTATATTCTACCTGCACTAGGTAATGTTGCAATAATTGATGGAAGTTTATTTCGTTGCTGTTTGTCGAAATCTTGTTTTATTTTATCAACCAAATGTTGATTATCTAAACGAGTTGTGTGTTTCATATTATAACCTTTATTATAAATATATCAAACATAGAAAATGGGAGCCGAAACTCCCATTTAATCTAACTAAATATATTAGAAATTCAATAATGCCCAATCATATCTGATAGTTAATTCAATTTCTTGTACGGCATCGCTACCCCAATCATATGTACCAAAACTTGCATCTGTTATAAATGCACCGTTTAAGATCCATTCTTCAATAACTTCACCTAATGGAGAAAGTTGATGTAATCTAAGCAATTTTTTATAGAATGAAGAATATCCATCTCTACCTGTTGCAGATTCATGATGTAAACGAACCCACTCCATTACAGCTTGTGCACCTGATGGTACAATAGCATCATACAATGTCATTGTAATTGTACTCCATTCAGATTTACCTTTTACATATCGCTTAACGTTAATATGATCTAATGCAACTTCACCATTTGTAATAGTTGGTTTTCCAGATGCCTTAACTAAATATGCAGGTAAATCGTCAAATACTAATAAAAAATGATGTTGGCGTTTTGGTTCCCAAGAATATGCTTTACTAAACATTTCCTGATCGGTCTTGAATGCCAAAGCCGGATTGATACTATCTTGTAATGCCATTTTATTATCCTATTTTTTATTATAAATATCATTAACAGTAAAAAAGGTAGAATCGAAATCCTACCTTTTAAAAAATAAATTACTTTTTATGCTGGCCCCGATCCAAATGCGGCTCCAGTTGGTTGAATATTAAAGTCTAATACAATAAATTCAGCCGTTCTAGTTGGTTGTAAAAATATTTGTCCGTACAATATATTTTGATCAACAAGATCTGGAGTGTTATTTGTTTGATCCATGATAACTCGGAATGCATATAAACCTTGATTAGCACGAACTTGTTCCATATATGGATTAACAATATTTAAAAATCTACTTCTAGTTACATCTGTATTTTGTTCAAATACTAAATAACGAGTTGAAGATGCAATAAATTTCTTAACCGCAATAAGTAATCGCCGTACATTTACTCGGTCTAAGGCGCTTGGTCGAGCCTGTAGTGTCTTTTGACCCCATACACATACTCCTTCATTTACAAAGAACGCAATAGGATTAATACGAGCTTGATACAATGTATCTCGATCTGATTGAGTAAGTCTAGGTTTAGTGTCAGATGCAGTCAATATACCTCGGTTCAATCCTGCAGGTGCATACCATGGTGCACTATTTTTATCATTGAATGCTAATGCTCCGGGAACTTTTACTGATGGCGGAACAAAAATAGGTGCGCCATTACTTCCATTTGGTGTTTGTACCCATGGCCAATATGTTGCCGTATAATTACTATCCAATGTTGTTAATTGGTTAGCTACGGTTGCAATTGAATCTGAGATTACATTTGAATCCATTACATAGAATGTATCTTGCCGCATTTCAGCTAAATTTCTAGCCAATGATGTTACTGCAGGGTGAATGCTATGAATGATACCTGGAGTTAACAACATGTTCATGTCATAATAATCTGTATTCGATAACAATGTAAATGCTTTATTATAAGCAACAGTGCCCGTACTAGTTGTTGACGAACAATCAAACCCAAACGTATTAGTTGCAGAAATATTAGCTCCAGAATATTTTGGTAAATTAGGACGAGCGCCGTCAAATCCACCTTGGAATGGAACAATAAATTTACGAGTACTAACAGCAACATTAGTTGTAAATGTCGATCCCGTTAATGCTGCTTGCAAAGAGCCGCTATATGGAGCAATCGTAGGAAATCCAGCACTTGCATCTTGTGTAATATTACCCATATCAAAATCAGAATTGCTACCAGTAGTTGAACCTGATGTCGGAACTGGAGCTAAATATGCTAAGTTTGGTGTTGCAGTAAAGTCAAATCCAAAATAATTGTTAGAACTATATCCTACTCCACTAATATCTTGCGATGTTTTATATGTTGCTGCAGATAAATTTAATGTACCAGATACCATCGGTATTGGTGAACTTAATGCACGGAATCCAAATGGAAACAATGTATTAGAAATTGCTTTATTTGCAACTGCATCTGTAACTTCTACTCGAATGTATCTTGATAAATTTGCATATTCTCCATTTATAACAATTTGATTTGAATCATTGATGGTTTGATATTGATTACCAATTTTTCTTGCTATATAATTTGGAGAAGATGGATTCAAATTGCAATTAACATATGTTTCAACTACGTCCGGTGCTGCATCTGTATCTTGCGATGCATACGGTGTATTTGGAATATTAGCTGTATTTACTTTTCGAACTACTACCGTAAACGTTGGATACCCATTTGGATCTGTTACTTCGGTTGAAGTTTGAATGTCTCGTATTCCTACTTTTACTTCTGAATTAACTGATGTACCATGAGACAATGTATGTAATTTAAATAAATTAGTTGCAATGCTACCAATTTTTTGCGACATAATCCACGGTGTTGATGCAGTGTTATAATCTTGCAACATTTCATAATTTGAAAGTATTTGCAATGATGCTGTTACTGCACCTAAACTATTAAATAATGAATTTGCGTTACGATTTTCATATATCACATATACTGGATATGCTGTAGATTTTGGATTTGTTGTAAACACATTGCTAATGTAATTGTTTACATTTACTCCTGCCGTAAATATTGAAGCAGAAATTGCAGTTGCTTGTGATACATTAAATGAACCATTGAATCCAATGGCAGATGCATTAGTTCCAGTTGCAACCGAAAACGATCCTGATACTGTAATTGCAAATGAACCACTTGTACCATTTTGTATTATGGAATTTTGAAATACATTGCTAGCGCCATTTGTAGTTACTGCTTGCACTGGATGCAATACATGTGTTACAACATTAACAGAACCAGATGATGCAACTATTGCTAATGCTCCATTTGTTAATTTATATCCATCTTCATACAATAAACGTGTTACTGTAATTACATTCCCATTACGCAAATAATCTTGAACCACATATGGTACATAAGAATTTACATCATCAGTATACCCACCGAAGATATTTTCAAATTGTCCATATGAAGTTATTTGTGTAGGAATCAATGCAGGTCCTTTTACTGTTGGACCAACGATTGCCGCACCAATTTGCGGAGGTACCCCGGCTAAAAACGATTGATCTACTTCATTCGTAAATACACCGGCTGATACTATTCTTTCTGCCATTTTATTACTCCTATGATTTTAAAATAAATATGATATTATTGAGTCAAACCATCCGTTGGAGTAAATGTACCTTCAGAAATATTTATTTGTCCATCGCCATATCTTGTACGCATTTTTTGTAGCAATGCAGATTCTTGTTGTCGCAATGTTTCAAATTGTTGTAATTGATTTTGTTGTTCTTGTTCTAATTGTGCTTGTTGTTGCGTAACAACATGTAATTCGATAGCAATATTTCCTAATGCACTAGAATTTTTTACAAACGCTTCTCGCAATGCTTGAATTTCATCTAAATGCTCTTTATCTAGTTTTCGAGTCATGATAACCTTTTCTTGATATTATAAGAAAATTATTACAATTATCCAAGCATTTCAGTTTTAGACATATCAATTGAAATTGCATCTACGGAAAGTACGTCTCCTACGATATCAAAATCTTCTCGT